CTCCTCTGTTCATTTCATCCCATGTCACGGTAAGAAAGATCATCCGTGTCGGGATGCCAGAGAACCGCGTGATCAATTATACCATTCCAGTATCAAGGATGAGTACCGTGTGGTACTACCTATTCTGGCATCGTAAGTTGATTGATAGGAGCGATGATGGCTACGCGCTGCTGGATGAATCCAGATTAACGCGCTTGGAGCCGACGAAGATCGACACGGTGCACAACACGTATTATGTAATGAGTTCTGTGGATAAGGCCGGTGTCACTGCACACCATGGCTGTGTCGCTGGTACGTGCACCACGCGAACAATTACAGACTCTGATCTTAGCATCGTACGAGTTCGGTTGAGCAACAAAACGACAAGCCCAGGTGGTTGTGTGATTCTCGCCCATGAGGAACCCAATTCCTCATGCAAGTCTAACGTAAGTTTCGACATGTTCCTTGAGATTTGCCGTGTACATAACACAAACATCTTCGCTTCCAACAGCATCTTCACATTCAAGCCTCGTCCAATGTCCAGCTACACAGTTGGCCCAAACGCGACTTCAGTGACATTGAAAACACCGCTCGGGCCGGAGCAGTTTATGGGGACTTGCGTCCCTGAAATGCTCTACCCAGCCGAGAATGCTCCTAACTTAGCCCATGGCCATTCTGTTAGAGTTGCTCAACAGCGCGCTACATCCCTGAACATCAAGCCTCAGTATTGGACGTACGCTGGTGAGTTTCTCGAACAATTATACCCATCCAAGCTCGCACTTGCCAGTGAGGACGAAGTATATGAAAGGCAGGCGCGTCCTAACCAGCGTGCCATCCTCAATGAGGCAGCACCCGTTTACGGGTACGATTACAGCCCCTTGACTTTTGCCAAGGAACTGGCGTTGAGGTGCTTTGGTAAGAAGGAACCAGTAGCTGGTATTAACCAGCGCACTGGCAGAGAATTAAAGGCCAAACGGATAATAACAACATTCGAAGGCCCGACCAAGTTTCTGCATTCTCGGGTCACCATCCCAATGGCAAATGCTATTAAGGGAGAAGATTGGTATGTCTTCAGTCAGCCACTTGACAAAGTGGCCGATAAAGTCGCTGCATTATGCGTCAAGGCGTGCAAGACTCACGGTGAAACCAGGGTCATAAATACGGATCTGTCTAAGATGGACGGAACTGTAAATGACTTCTGGAGGCGCTTTGACGATTTGCGTGACAAACAGGCTTGGCCCACGGACATTTCAGACAAGATCATTGAGTCAAGGCACTCTACGTTTAACCGTAAGGTTAAGCTCCCTGGAGTGCCACTCATACAGGGCCAAACAGAACTGGGGTCCGGTCACCCGGACACATCTTTGGGACAATCCACACGTGCTACTTTTATTGAGTATTGCGCCTGGAGGGAACAAGGTTACGCACATGCGGAAGCCTACTCCCAGCTAGGACTGCACGGTGGTGATGAC